GGAATGGTGCTTGCGGGATTATCAGTATTAAAATTTGCTGCTAAAACGGTTGTTTTCATTGCAGTGAAATCTGCAACGTTGGCTTGGGCGGCAGCTCAAAAGATATTGAATATTGCACTCAGGGCCAATCCCATTGGGTTGATTATAACAGGCATTGCTGCAGCAATTGGGGTAATAATATTTATTATAAAAAAAGTAAAAGAATTTGGGTTATCAACAAATCTGTTTAAATCAATTGGGCAATCAATAATTGATTTTCTTATTCTTCCATTGCGAATAGTGGCAAAGGCTATTGATGCAATTGCTGGCACCAATCTGGAAGCCAAACTGACAGAATTTGTTCAAATTGAATCATTGAAGACTGAAGCGCCAGCTGTAGCAGGTGCCCAAGATACCAAAACGCAAGTTGATATCAATCTGAATGCTCCACCGGGTGTTATCCAATCCACAGAAGCCAGGACAGCAGGCCCAGGTCGCACCAATGTTGGTCTGAATATGGCCCTAGCTTTGAGCGGCGGGAGCGTATTCTGATGGCTCTTGAACTTCTTCCTGCTAGTTATAAAGGATTTCGTTTTTTATATAGTTCCATCCGCACAGAAGGTGGACAAAAAACTGCTGAACATAATTTTCCAGGCTCAAGCAAACGCAACATTCAGGACTTGGGTGAAATGCCAGATACATTTGTTGTTTCTGCAATTATTCATGGTGATGATTATATAACTGATGTTTCAAGATTGAAGCAGATATTATCTGAAGGAGGGATTGGAGATTTTATTCACCCATCTCAAGGAACATTTCAAGTCAAATCTACAGGATTTACACTTGTTGAGGATGATCGTGATAAAGGTAGAGCTAGATTTGAAATTAATTTTGCTGCAGCTTCTCAAGAAGTTCAACCAATTGCACGCAGAAGTAACGTTGGATCAATTGCCAAAAGATCTGAAGCAGTCAAATCAGCTTTATCTGATCGAATCACAACTGGATATAATGTTGATTCTTCCTTGAGAAGTAACTTCACCGATGCTACAAATCAAATAAAAGAAATTTCGGATGGATTTCTCAAAAATTCTCAGCAATTTTCTCCGAATGTTCCTGGCTTGGCTGAATTTAAACGTACTGTTGATGATTTCAGCCAAAATGCAACAACGCTTGTTCAAAAACCAAACAGTTTAGCACTGGATCTGTTTGGCCTTTTTGATGCATTTGATGGAATTCAAACAACAAGTGGCAATTCATTCAGAGAACTTTCAAGCTTTTTCGATTTTGGAGATCTTGATGTGCCAAATCGAAATAATACATTTGGACTGATCCAACGCACAAACAATCGAGATATATTGCGTACATCCGTTCAGGCAGGAGCATTGGCAGAAGCATATAGAGAAGCCAGCCTAATCGAATTTCAAACTGTTCCAGAAATTGATGTTGTATCTGCTGAATTAGATGATCAATATGGAAAAATCAAGAACCAGATTGGGAGTGATTCAAAAAGAGAAATGTCTCTTTTGCGTGATGATGTGCGCAAATTATTTGATGATCAAAGATTGACTGCAGCTCAAATCATTGAATTGGATCTGCCCATCTTGCCCGCAATTGTCCAAGCTCAGAATTTATTTGGGGATGAAGCTCAGGATAAAGTTGATCAATTGATTGAGATCAACAACATCAAAGATACTGGATTTCTTGGGGGAAGAGCCACAAAGGTTTTGACAGCGTGACTTTAACACTTGAAGTTGATGGCAAAGAATTTTCAAATTTCACAGAAGCTTCTGCTTCAATAGCCCTTGATCAATTTGTTAATACATTTTCATTTGGGGCAACTTCTGATGAGCCTCAAGGATTTCCTGTCAGGGTTGGAGATGAGGTAAGGGTTCTGGCAGATGGCAATCCAATAGTGACAGGATTTGTTGAAAGTTTAAATGGATCACATTCTTCAAATTCTCGAATCATCAATATATCAGGATCATCCAAAACAGCTGATGTGGTTGATAGCGCAATTAATCAAATTGTTTTCAACACCCCAATATCATTGAAAGGAGTAATTGAAAAAATACTCAGAGAAATTGGCTCCAGTTTGAAAGTCACCAATGAAGTTTCAGGCTTGGCAGATTTTGAAAAGAGTGAATTAATTGCATCCAAGCCTGGACAGGGTGCATTTTCTTTGATGGAGCAATATGCACGAAAGCGCCAAGTATTTGTGCGCACTGATATTGGTGGCAATATTCTAATCAGTCGAAATCCTAGCATTGAATCTGGATTGCGAATTCTCAGCAGGTTCAAAGATGATGATAATAACGTCAAATCTGCTAGGATTTCAATTGATCATAGTGCCAGATTTAATAAATATATTGTAATTTCACAGCAAAATCAGACCTCTTTATTCTCTATTGGTGAAGATCCTGGTGCAGATAATGTAAGCAATCAATCTGGCCAGGCAATTGATAGTGACATTCGCACATCACGCACATTCACATTCACTGCAGAAAATGCAACCGATAACAATGGATTGGTAGAAAGAGCTGTGTGGGAAGCGAATGTGCGGCGTTCAAGATCATTGACACATACAGCAATTGTAGTTGGCCATTCAGCTGGCAATGGACCTTGGTCTGTTAATGATCTTGTGAGAGTAATTGATGAATGGGAAGATGTTGATGCTGTAATGCTGATTGATAGATTAACATTTAGATTTTCAGGTGAAGGCTCTGTCACTGAAATTAGATGTGTTGCACCTGATTCATATACATTGCAAGCCAGTGAGCCTGCCAAACAGAAGCAAACGGATGTCTTAGGAGGATTATTTGGATAATATTCAAATGGCGGCAGTATCTTTATCAGGGGATGATGAGGGGGTATTCCCTTCTTGTCAGATCACAGCCTATGGTCAGGCTGCGGATGCAATCGTAATATGGCCATATGGTATGCATGGCTCTCTTCCGCTTAATTCTTATGTCATAAGTTTTTCCATCAATGACCAGCAGGAATATAAAGCCGTTATTGGATACCGCCCTGATCTCAGACCAAAGAATAAAAAGCCAGGAGAAATGGAATTCGGAAATTTTTTGGTAGAATCTACGATTTTCTTTGACGAGTTGGGTAATATCACAGTAAACTGTGAAAATGATGAAATTGTAACCATTAAGGGCAAATGCACAGTAAATATAACTGGAGTTGCAAATGTTAATGTTACAGGAGATACAACTTTGACTACACCAAAATTTAAAGTTGATGGCGATCTTGAAGTAACAGGGGATACAACTTTAGGAGCTGTCGTGACATCCAACAGTAAAGACATCAGCGACACGCACAAACATAGCGGTGTGACTGCTGGTGCTGCTAATACAGGAGTGCCTGTCTGATGAGTGAGATTGATATTGCAGTGGCTCAGAATTCGTTTGGAAAATTTGATATTTCCTTTGGATCTGATGGAGATTTTTCAAAGACAGGAGGCTTTGATACTGCAATATCTATGTCATTATTTTGTGAACGGAGAGCTGCTGCTGCTGAGGTGTCAGTTTCATCAAGGCGTAGAGGATGGTGGGGGAATGTGGCATCACGCCTTGAAGATTTCGAAATTGGATCTAAATTGTGGTTAATTGATCAAGAAAGATTGACGCCAGAAATTATCAATCGCATAAAAGATTTCGCTGCAAGAGGCTTGGCTTGGCTGATTGATGAGGGGTTTGCCATTGATCTGCAAGTTGAGGCTGAAATACTTGAAGGTTTGGTGAGGCTTGATATAACAATTGAGCGACCAAATGGACAGGTTGAACGTCGTGGTTTTGACTTCTGGCAAAAAACAGGAACAACTTAATGGCTTTGGATATCCCAGAAAATGAACAACAAGTAATTGATCAGTCTCGTGCTGATGTTCAAGATATATTGCCAGAATCAAATCCGTTTCTGCCCAATAGTTTCCTAGATGCATTGATTGTATCCAATGGTGGACGTATTTTTGATTTTTATCGTCAATTACTTGAGTTGCAAAAACAACTTTTCATCGATACTGCAACTAATGATTCTCTTGATAGACTTGCGTCGTTTCGTAAAATTACAAGAAATCCTGCAGTCCCTTCATCTGGAAATATTGTATTCACCGGAACAGCTTCATCAATTATTCCTATATCCACCACACTTCAATCTACCGATGGTGAAACTTACCTCACACAATCTGAAACGACCATTGCAGCCAATTCCATCGGAGTAACTATCACTCGTGTTGGCTCAACAGCTACAGCCGTATCTGCAGCACCTCATAATTTGGCCACATCTGTTCAAGTGATAATTTCTGGTGCTGATCAAACAGAATATAATGGAACATTTTCTATTGTTGTAATTGATTCTGTTACATTCACATTCACAGTTGCAGGAAGCCCGACCACTCCAGCCACAGGAACTATACTTGCTGCACATACAACTGCATTTGTTGCAATTGAGAGTGAAAGTGAAGGAGCAGGAAGCAACTTAGCTGCAGGGGCACCTTTGACTCTTGGAAGCCCAATTTCTGGGGTGAACACAACAGCTAATGCTGATTTTGATGGCATATCGGGTGGAACGGATGAAGAAAATGATTTAGATTTTAGATCAAGAACTATTGAAAAATGGCAAAATCCAAATACTCCTTTCAATGTTGCTGGCATCACATCACAAGCAAAACTCATTTCCGGAGTTACAAGAGTATTTGTTAGAGAAATCACTCCATCTGTTGGCCAAGTAACAATTTTTTTCACACGTGATAATGATGATGATGGCCCTATTCCTTCAGGGATAGAGGTCAATGCAGTCAAAAATAAAATATTAGAAATCAAGCCAGCTCATACTGATGATGTTGATGTCATTGTTCAATCTCCAGCAGCTATAACTGTGAATTTCACCATCCAAGGAATCAATCCAAATACAACAACGATGCAGGATGCAATCAAAGCAAATTTACAACAATTATTTTCTGAAAGCACCAATGTTGGATCAGCTTTATTAAGGAATGATTATATCAGCACCGTAAATAGAACAGTTGATACCATTACAGGGGATATATTGCAAAGTTTTTCAATAAATGATCCGTCTGGCGATATAGTTGTTTCATCAAATGAATTACCCATACTTGGCACTGTGAGCTTTACATGACACTATTTATTTTGCACAATCAAACAGAACATGCAAATATACTTAGCAATTATTTGCCTGGTGGTGAGGTATTTGGCGGCAAGTCTGATAATGATTCAAATCTTCACAAATTATTATTTGGCATCGCAGAACAATATCGCCTCGTTGAAGAAAAGATAGAATTGACTTGTCGTGAATATGATCCAATTACAACGGTTGATTTTTTGAAAGAGTGGGAATCTGCTTTAGGAATCCCAGATGAATGCTTTGATGCAAAAGGAACTGTGACTGAACGTCGTAGAGATGTGAATGTTAAATTTCTCGCCGATACAGCTGTAACAAATCAGGATTTTGTGGATATAGCAGCGTTGTATGGCATCACAGTCACTATCAAAAGTGGATTGTCGGATTTAGATGCATTTCCTCTTCAATTTCCCATTACATTCCCAAATATAAAAACTGCAAGATTTACAATGATAGTTGAATTTACTGTGGATGATCCTTTGCGGTTCACTTTTACCTTTCCAATTCCATTTGGAGAGGCTAATATAGAGACATTGAAATGTCTTTTTCGCAAGCTGGCGCCAGCAAATGTCGATGTAATATTTAGAGAGATATGATATGAAATCAGTAGTAACAAAAACAACAGGCGATACATTTTCAGCAGTTGAATTCAATGAAGGATCAAGTCAAGAATTACAAAATTCAGTATTAACATCTGGCCAAATTCTGAATGCTTTAGATCTTAATCAACTTGGCAAATCCATGTCAATTTATGGATCTGCTGGAGATTTTTATACAGATGGTGGATCTGCAAACACATATGTTTTATCTCCTCTTGGATCCCCAGCACGCCAAGTTTCTCCAACTCTTATCACAGGATTGAGAGTTCGTTTTACTGCTGCCAATGCAAATACAGGTGCATCAACTATTAATTTAAATGCAATTGGTGCCATCCCTCTCAAAGAAAATAATATTGATGTATCACCAGGACGTATTATAGTTGGTTCCATAATTGAAGCTGTCTTTATTTTAAGTACAAATACATTTGAGTTAACTGGAGTTTCTGGATCTGGCTTTGTTCCTACTGCCAATGTTAAGTTATTTGGTGCCAAAGGTGATGGGGTAACAGATGATACCACCGCCATTCAGGCTGCTATTGATTTTGTAGGAAATACTTTCGTCGTCGGAGCGGGTGGGGGAGGATTTGTACATTTTCCCGCCAGTTCTTATGTGCATACAGGTCTTGTTTTACCAAAAGGCGTATCACTTTCTGGCGATGGCAGGGATCGTTCTATTTTAAAACTGAAGGGTCTAACAGCCACCGGTATTAAATGCCTTGCTGCTGATACACAATTATCTGCTGATCAAGTAAGTTTTGGAGTTTTTAAAGATATTCATTTTGATACAGATGAAGCCACGCCGACAAGTCAGGTCCTTTGGAATATAACAGGATTTAGCCGTTGGACTACAGAGAGATGTTTCTTCAGATGGCATGGCGGTTTAACTGCTGTTGAATTAATTGGCGCAACTCTTGCTGGCAGTGGAGGACCAGCTCATTTTTATAATGGTTTTTATGATTGCTTTTTCCTTCGTGCTGCTGTCAACCCATCCGGTGGTATTGCAATGGATCTTGGTGACACTGACGCAACAAAGGAGCAGATAACAACTTTAACAATGGTTGGTGGTCGCTTTTCTGGTGCCAATAGCGCTTCTGGAACAGGCTTGGCTCTGCGCGGAACAGGAAACCACTTTGACAGCGTGGTTTTTGAGGGGATCCAAACGGCTGTTGACCTTGGCTCTACCGGGACTCGGGGCGCGTCGTTTAATACCTTTGATAAGTGCTATTGGGAAGGGAATGCCACGAACAGAAATATTCGGGCGAACTCTGTGGGTGCGTCATTTAACGGCAGTTTTGTTACCGGGGGTGTGGATAGTGACCTTGGGACTCAGACGCTATTTAATGATTCAGGGAATTATAAAGGGTTTTCTGGAAGCACAGGCATCCAGCGCTGGGAGGTGGAGATATCTAATGGAGCTGTCAACCGCCCAAAGTTTAAGGGTCTTAATGCTTCGCCAGCGTTCGGCATAGAAAACTCTGTAGGGACCGAATTAATATTCGCCCAATCGTCCGCCACTTCATCGGCCACTAAATTCTTAACAATAGTACCCTTTACTTTTGGGGGGACACCGCTGGTAGAATTCGGCACGGCTGATTTTAAAGTTCAGGCTAATAAACTGTTGATCTCTAATAATGTCGGGCAAGGCTTATTCTCGGGTGCGGGATCTCCCGAGGGGGTCATAACTGCGAACCCTGGTGCGATATACGAAAATACTAGCGGCGGAGCAGGTATCGCTTTTTTCGTTAAAGAAACAGGCGCAGGCAACACAGGATGGATAGCGAAATGACAAAAATATATAGAGATGTGAATGGAGTCGTCGTAAATGTTGGCGAATGGGATCTAAAATTGACCCCTGTCGTGGACATGATCGGGGTGCCGAGAATTTTAGACGGAGAACAAGTTCTCGATGAGGACGGAAATCCTGTTTTTGATGGTATCGGGGAACAAAAGGTGGATGGGGAGGGGAACCTTGTTTTTGCGGAGGAAAACCCTCTACCAGATAATTTAGTGGTATCGGAGGAGGACATTGAGGAGCTATCGGATGGTTCGAGAGTAGTGTCTTCCGAGTCATATTCTGCAAAACGTCGGATAGAATACCCTAGCATAGCCGATCAATTGGACGATATCTACCACAATGGCATAGAAGGCTGGCGCAATAGCATACAGGCTATTAAGAATAAAAACCCTAAGACATAGGTGGGGGACATGCAGGGCTATTGTGGCTTTAATTTATTTGGTGATTCATGCCTGATTGCAAAATAACATTGATAATTGTTGCAATTTATTCGATAGCATGGCGCACATTGATGGTTGCTCATGTTATATCATTATTGGTGGGATCATATTATGTGGGACTGGTTAATTTGGTCAATAGTGGGCTTTATAGCTTGGTGGGCAGTAAGAAAAATTTTTCTGTTTGCAATCAAAGAAAAAGGCAATAAAATATGTCAACGAATGAAGAAAAAATAGGCCATCTCACATCTTCTATTGAGCATTTATCAAAAGATATTGACAAACTCAGTCAGAAAATGGGAGGCCTTTTCAAACGTGATGAAGATGCAATGATTCAATTTGCCAAACTCAATGAACAGATGAAGAGCCATTCTGCAAAGATTGATAATTTGGCCAAGGATATGATCCGAGCTAAAGGGATTGGATTGAAAATGTTTATGATTGTCATCGGTGCATCATCTGCTGCAGGTGCCATGGGATCAAGCGTATCCGGGTGGTTTGTGAATATGATAAAAATTGCGGTAGAATAAGGATCAGCAAATGAAAGGTTGGTTTGCAATAAAATGGAAAGAAAAAGGCTGGCTTCAGGCTTTAGGTCTGCATCATGGATCAATCACAGCTGGTGTGATACTGGCGTTTCATTTGATCGGTTTAGGATGGTATGCAGCAGCTTTTATGCCCGGTTGGTATTTGCAGCGCGAATGGGGAAATAAAATATTTCCCCGCAAGCCTTTTGAAATTTTGGATTTCGCAACATCTTTATTTGTTGGTTTAATTTATTTATATTTTTGGAATTAATAAGCCAATGCAAAATGAAAGGATTGAATAATGCTTAGTTTGTTAGGATCGTTACTGGGATTTGGAACCAGCTTCTTACCTAAGATATTAGGATATTTTGAAGTCAGGCGAGACCAAAAGCATGAAATTAAATTGCAGGCTGAAATCCGTGAAACAAATAAACAGTTGCATGGACAGCAAATGGAATTAACAACAGTCAAAGGGGAGATAGACTATGCTGTTGAAAATCAAAAAGCTGCAGGAAAACCTGTTGGGGTTGCATGGGTTGATGCTTTGCGTGGGACTGTGCGTCCTATTGTCACTTATATATTCGTCATTGAATTTGCGTTCCTTCAATTCCTTGTCTACCGGACAGCGACCCTCGCAGGAGTTGATCCAATTGAAGCAGCCCAACTTGTCCTCAATGAAGAATTTATCGCAGGATTCTGGTCAATTCTTGGGTTCTGGTTTGGCAATAGATCTTTTGGTAAGAAATCGTAAATTGTCTGTCATTGTTCCTCAGCAAGCAATTGATCTCATTAGTTCATTTGAAGGCTTTTCATCCACCATTTATTATTGTGCGGGTGGAAAGCCAACAATAGGATATGGCCATGTTCTATGCAAAGGAGAAGAATGTCTTGAGCCCATGAGTCAAGAAGTTGCTGAAGACCATCTCAAAAAGGATGCTGCATGGGCAGCATATGCAGTTGATAAATTGGTTCACAAACCACTGACTCAAAATCAAAGAGCTGCACTCATTTCACTGGTATTCAATATTGGTTCAGGAAATTTTCAAGCCTCAACCATTAGATCACGATTGAATCAAGGAGATTATGCTGGTGCTGCTAATTCATTTTGGATGTGGCGCAGAGCCAATGGGAAGATCCTGCCTGGTTTAGTCCGACGCAGAGAGGCGGAAAAAAACATGTTCATTGAACCCTTGTTTAATAAAACATAATAATTCTTGAAATCCTTTAGCATTCATATCTGCAATCAATAAAGGATTATCTGGTGTGATATTTTCCTCCAATCCAGGATCCCAAAAATCAGCACCCCAATAAACACTGAATTTTTTGCTTTTTTGATGACCCACAACTACAAGTGCAAATCCTCCCCATCGACAATGTTGCTCCAACCAACGCTCTTGACCATCTTGAAATGTGATTTTATTGCCAACATTGTTGGTCCATTTCAATTCAATCCATCCCATTAGGCCTGTATTGGTTTGAAAATAAACATCAGGAATTGATCGACCGGCAGAGTTCTCCACTCGCTCCATCTTGATGATATTGCTTTTTGTATGTTGGGACATTTTGTGCCAGAGGAGGGATTCAGTCATTAGATGGGTCTGCAAGCTCAATATCCCAAGCACCAAAAGTTAGATTGCTGTCAGAAATCAAATCAAGAGCTGTTGAAGTGGTGACATAAAACACAATATGATTTACCGTATCCAACAGTGCTACATGATCTCCTATTCCTGTATTGCCAACA